TTATTTTTAATCAATGGCAATAAAACTTGTTCAATTCGATCAGCCATTAGCTCATAAGTCGCCTGTGTTGGGTGTAACTTATTATCGCCCAGTGTCGTTGTCCGATTATCCGGCGTTACGATTGGATCATTGCGCCAGTCCAACGTGTAACAGCCGTTTGCTTGATAAGTCTTGAGCTCGGCATCACATAGCTGATTCTGGCTGTAACCACCTTTGCCCACATCGTCCATGCTGTTGCCGACCAGAAACGACTGAATTGGGACAACACCAATAATAATCATTGCGCTATTATCGGTGCGTAGCCGAGTGATTAGCGTTTGCAGTGCCTGTGTCACCTGATTAAGGTTATTAGTCGATAAATTTAAATCATTAGTGCCATACATTATGATTGCACAATCATAGTCAGTAAAATTGTTATTGGCTAAAATAGTGGCTGCATCATTGTTACGATTTCCGCTGACCTCACTACCACCTTGTGCCAAGTTTGTCACAGGTACGTTGGTTGCATCTTGTATGAGCGCTGATAACGGTTTGGCAACCGTTTTACTGCCGTCCCAACCTTGAGCAATCGAATCACCCAGCATAACAAGCTTTTCTACCGTGGCTTCTGTTTCTGGAAACAGTCCCATGTGACGGGCTTTAAAATCGTTAAACCCAATCACTTTCGGTGTTGTCCAGTTGGTCAGATTATCGGCTTTTGCAACTGAATAGCACAACCCTGGTCGATCGCTAGTACCGTACGGATCAAAAAATAGATAAGCAAATTGACCATCAAAAATGAGCTCAGGTGCTTCAAATTGAGTTTCGTTCGCCAAAATGCCCCGATAACTATTAATATTAGTTGTAATTTCGGTCCAACCATTTAAATAATTATCTGATTTAAAAAAATGTAACGCACTGCCACCTGTATTTTTATCGTTATCGTCAGCCAGCCAAAGATAATAATTATTATCTATTAATGAAATGTTTGCATCTATTGGACTATTGATAGTTACCGGTAAGCTAACAATTTGATGTCTGTTACTGACCTGCATATTATCGCTTAAATCGGCTACATAAAGTTTGAAATGGTCAGCATTATTATCGCCGTTCGCAGTGGCTGAATACACTATGTGATGGCAATGATCGGCATCTTCAAAAAACTCACTAGCCCAAAGCATACCGTCATTATTTGCGAGATTTATGGTTATATTTTCCCAATCAATAAAATCTTTTGTCGACCAGAGGGAATTGCCGCTTAGAAAATAATAAATCCCATTTTCTATCATTACAGACGGGTCACGGATTGATGCTGTTGGATAATTTGCCCCTTCTAACGACCACCAATTCTGCAAATCATCAGATAAAATAACTCTTAATAACCCAGTACCGATATCAGTACCAGGGGCTGAATCAATAAAAACTGCGGCAGCATGTTTAGCCGCTTTAACTTGATCTAATAATGTTACCATGTCGTCATCAACTCCCAAGCCGACCACGCGGTGTCAGATGTGCCAACACGGATAAGCACAACCGGACGCGTTTGATTAATCAATTTGGCTGTCTGAAATACTGATCCGCCACTAAGATCACCCAAAGGAGTCTCAGTTGTCAAACTACAATAAGCACCAAGTGTTTGACCAGATGGCATTAGCGCTTGTGTAATCCCAATAGCAGCTGTCTGTTTAAATTCAGTGACAACTTTTTTAGGGTTATTAGTCTGATACCAGATGGGTGATTGATTAGTTGATCGCGTATCTAATATTTGGCTAACTGCATTTTTCCCAGCGGGTCCTTGTGGACCTTGTGGCCCTGTAGCTCCGTCTTTACCAGCAACTCCTGTATCACCTTTTGGCCCAATAGGTCCTTGCGGACCAGTGTCACCTTTAGGACCAGCTGGACCAACTGGGCCTTGTGGACCAGTCGCACCTGTAGAACCGGTATCACCTTTGTCGCCTTTAAGACCTTGTGGTCCGGTGGCACCAGTATCACCTTTTGGACCCTGAGCACCTGTGTCGCCTTTAACACCTTGAATACCTTGAGCACCGGTATCGCCTTTGTCACCCTTGGGACCTTGAGGGCCAATTGCTCCAGTATTGCCGACCGCACCAGGCATGGCTAAAGACTGCCAGCAAGTCATGTCAGTAGGCACCTTGCCCGTGTTTGCTGCTAAGCAAATGTATGATCCGCCATTATAACTCACGATATCCAGCGGCACATAAGCCTTGGTTGCGCTGTACGCACCCTGTGCCACCGGCATAACACGACCTAAATCTTTTGTTGTACTTGCCATTTAATCACTTCCTTCTATGGTTAAATCACCATTGATCACGCTAATTTTAATTGACGCGATCACCTTGGCTGCAATCTGACTGACAATATCCTGTTCGGTGATGTCCGTGGTATTAAGCTGCAAATGGCCTGTTTTGACGTCAAGAGCTACAGACAGATGCTGCTGCACTACTGTCAATATTGCGTCCATTGTGATACTTAAAAATGTGTCACTGCTGCTGTCAGATGCTGCAATTAGATTATTGACATAATCGTCAAGCCCAGTGACCGCTTCGGGCGCTACTTCCGGATAAAATTGCTGTTGATTTGGGTAAAGCAGCGGAATAATATCAATCGCCACCGACCTCACCCACTTTCTCGCCAAGCAAAATATTCGGTGCAAATACGCTTGCCTTATTTTTAACATTACTAACTGCCTGATTGATTTTTGCTGTCATGCTACGCTGATAGTCCAAAATTGTTTGCTCCGTATTATTCAAAATAATGTCAGTTCCTTGACTTGGATCGAACGGATACCATGTATAGCTCATAACCTGAACATTTGTGACAAATGACTTAGGACGTATTTCAAGCCGTCTCACTTCACCAGCAATTGGTTTAACGTTTGTGCTAGCAATTACTTCAATTGTTAACGCCGGATTCGGCTGCAATTGGGACTTGGCATAGGCTTCCATTGATGCTGCACTCGTAAAACGATCGTCTGAAATATCGTCACCGATATGCAAGCCCCATTTTTTAATTGAATCATTATCAGACACCGTGATTGGATTAAAATAATAGCTAACCACATCATTATCAGTTCCGATGTCCTTTTCTTTGCCATACGCCTTAACTTGATTAACCAATGCCTGACTATCATTCGTAATCTTCACTTCGTTAGAATTATTTGGATAATCCAAACGCCCGCCTAAGCTTTGCTTAAACGCTTCGCCTGAATACACTTGAATGATTTTATTATCTGGAAAAACCACCGCATCCGGCCACGTCTCTAGAATTTTACTCAAGCAATCCTTGCCACTGCTGTTGCCTAAATCAGTGATCACTTGTTTGTCAAAAGTACCGTAAACCCGATAAGCAAAGCCATACGTATTATCCTTAAAATAAAAATCAAGCACATCTGTAACGCTATAAGTTTTGTCGCCAGTATTGACGTTCCGTTGCCGAATTCGGCTCACTTCGTTATAAACATGCATACACGTGATCTGTTTAGTCTCAATTCCGCCAACAATATCAGGCTCATTGGTTTTAACGATATATTCTTGACCGTCAAAAAAGACGCTGGCTTCAACGCCTAGCATCTCATAAGCCTCGCTGCGATCATCCCAAGCCGTAAACTGTACTTGATAAGTACTATTTTGTTCCCACTGGACCTGAAAGCTATTGAATAGAATGCAATTCAATGGCTCTTTATCGGCGCTATTCAGGCCCTTTACAAGAACTTTATCCAATGTAAATAAACGGGAAACTAAAAGTAATATCAACGTCGGTTGCGCCGGTAACCGAAATTGAATTCCAACCAGTATTTAGCGTAATGTTGCCATAATCGGTATTTACACTAGCTGACTTACCATTGAGTGTTGTATTAATTCCGTCTAAGATAATAACATCACTCTTAGCCGCAGCCTTTTTATAAGACCAACTTGTGCCATTAGTCGTATTAGTCAGTGTCAATGAACTGCCGGAGAACTTGATTGTGATCCGTAAATCATGTCGCTGTTCATAAGGCTGTATGGCAATATCGCTTGGATTAAACACCTGAAAACTTGTGCCTGTGAAATGATAACTTAAATCCTTATTTGTCGGTAAATACATTCCCATTTGCACCGCCTCATTATCAGTACTAATTTCATCGCTTCGCGCTAATGAATATTTATAACCACTGGGGTTATCAAACGGAATTGTAAACTTACTGTCATTAGCAAAGTCTTCCGTTGGAGTGATATCAAATGGCGTCGCCACCACATATTTAACTAGTGCTGGTTCGGCATCTGTCCTAATTCGTAATGATCGGCGATTACTGAATAGCCGATAAACTTCATGCTTTGCCAACATGAAATCGTAATACGATTTATAGCGCAGATAAAAATTAGCATTGACTGTACTCTTATCAAAATTAGCAGCCACTAATGTTTGTCCGTCAACACCAGTATTTTGCTGGTAAGTGTTAAGCAGATTAGGTGACGTAGAATCACCTAAGAACTCCAATCCATTAATGACAGCTGACACCTCAATTTCGGCATCGTTGCCAGCCTTAACATATAGTTTTGGCTTTCCCATAAATCTCTACACCTCCTAACGCAATGACTGACTAGTTTTATAACCTTGATCACGTGCTTGTTGCCGATATAATTGATCCTTGCTAAAAGCAGATTGCTGAATAGCCTTGACTTGTGCCACATTGACACCCAGTAATTGTGATAATGAGTTGTTAAGGCTAGTTAAGCCAGCGATAACAGCTTGCAATTGTTTAGTGCTGCCGTCAGAAGAGCTAGTGACCACATTATTAGCACCGTCTTGACCCTTGAAATAGTCAAGAGACTGCTGCATTACTTGATAAGCGCGGGATCGTTTAGACAAATCAAGAGGGACAACTGCTTCTGGTAAATTTCCTTCGGCAATTGGAGCAATTTGCGCCTGAGTAACAATGCCACCATTCGCATAACCATGACCATTACCTAAGAAGCCTAGACCTGCGCCATAACGTGCTTTTGCATAATGCAATGCAGCCAATAAATTATCGTAGCCATTAAATATATCACCATGACCTGGAAATGCATTAGCAGTAAATGTTCCACGCTTTGTTTGCATTAACCCCATTGCTGGTCCAGAACCATCACCATCAGGATCGGCACCAGGTTGTACTGCTTTAGGATTACCTGTCGATTCAGTAATAATCTGTCGCAAAACTCGTTGAATCATTGCCTGACTCGTGCTTAGACCATTAGCCTTTAAAGCGTCTTTGACTTGGTCTTTCCAACGTTGCACACCAGAACCACTCGGGGCACCTTTTCCTCCACCAGCGTCACCAATTGCATCAGAAGCAGACTTAATTAATTTCTTAAGTGCATCAGCAATACTAGTAATCGATTTGTCAACCATTCCCTTTGAAGTGCCCCGCTGCATGCTCCCAACACCAGAAACACTATTAATGTTAAAAGTTTTTGCAGCTAAATCTTCTAGTGCCTTTTTAGGGTTAGTGATTTTGCTTAAAGCATCACTAGCCGCGTCAGAAACATCGTCAAATACATCAGAAGCACCACTTTTAATTTTGCTTAAAAATTCAGCTATGCCAGTCGTTCCCTTGGCATAACCAGGTAGATTTCGTCCATAATTTCCTGCTAAAACTTTTTGGGTATCCTGAGCATTTAGAATCTGATCGCCAGGTTTAACATCGATAAATTCTGGGCCATGTGCACCAATTAAATCAACGGTTCCAGACCATGGCTGATATTTAAGTTCCACACCAGCTTCACCAACTAGCGCTTTGCTAGCTTTAGTAATTCCGCCACCAGTTGCATAGGCTCCGGATGTTGCTCGCGTATAGGCAAAGCTTGACGCTCCAGCGTCAATTGATTTAACGCCAAAAGGTTTGGTTAACGTGTTAAAAAAGTTAGCAATCGCAGTCCAAATACTATGAGTGCCTTCACCCTGCTTCTTGTTGGCTTCCATGGAACTGTTTGCTTGATTTGTTGAGTGATCAACAACACCTTTTGATTGAGCACTTGCTTGATCAACTACTTGCTTACGTTGACGTTTTGACTTTTCAACAGCATTACTCCGCTGATTTTCGGCCTTGTCAACCACCTGTTTACGTTGGTCTTCAGCATGTTGTTCAGTCCTGTTTGCTTGTTCTTCTGCAGATTTAATTGTTGAATCGCGTTGCTGTTCAGCTTTCTTTTTAACATCGGCACGCTGCTGTTCGGCCCACTTGCTATTACCTTTGTACTGATTATTAGCTGCAGAAACGGTGTCCTTATACTGTTTATTAGCAGCATTGCGAACATCACCTAGTTGGCGTTCGGCAGCCTTAACTACTTTATCATGAGTATTATTAGCTGCAGAAACTCGCTTGTTATATTCCTGATTAGCAAGATTGACCGTCTGCTTATATTCCTTTTCAGCAGTATTAACTGCGGTCTGTAACTGTTTATTACTTAGTTTTCCCTTATCAGCATTAAGCTTTTTAATAATTGCTTCTTGTTTATTAGATGCTTGCTGAATTTTCCCATTTAGAGTGGTATAAAGCTTAGCTTCTTTAACTGTAGTCTGGGTGGAAAATTTTAATTTTTGCTGATCAAGTGCCTTGGACTTTTTGTTTTCATCAGCTTTGATTGCCACTACTTTTTTAGCCTGATCTTTTTGAACTTTCTCGGAATTAGCACCATATTTTGAAGTGTCTTTTAAAATCTGGTTATCCCATTTTTTCTTGTCCGAAGCAATCTTTTTATTCCAAGTTGTCTCTAACTTAGCTCTTGATTGAGCATAATATTTAGTGATGGCATTGCGATCGGCTTGCGACAACTTTTCAAGCTTTGACGCCTGTTTGCTTTCATCGCCAATTGCTTTCAATCGTTTCTGATATTCAGCTTTGGTTAAATCACCGTTTTTATAGAGCAAAGCAATATCTGCCTTGTCCTGCTTTTGCTTAGCCGAGTAATACTTTTTGGCTTCAGCCGTCAGCTGAGAGTAAGCTTTTTTAGAGCTTTCAGCTTCAACCTTGATTTTCGGTGTTTTTGCTTGTTTAAAAGCTTTGGCTAAGCCTTTAGTGATTTTTTGTGCAGTTTTAGTACTACCCAATTGATCACCAATACTAGCACCAATCATGGCACCAGTTGGGCCACCAATAGCACCAATTGCACCACCAATTACGGTACCAGCTGTTTTACCAACAGCCTTATATTTATCCTGAGCCTTGCCGGAGCCAACTGCTTTGGCAATTGACGACCCAGCGTCCCAAGCAGTAAGTGCTAGACCAGCGCCGTTGATCAAGCGCCCACCCAATGATTTGCCTAATAAATTCCACTTACTGCCACTTTTAGTAACAGCCTTTTCGGCATCACCAACTAGGCCGGCACCGCCAGTAGTACTACTAGATACCGTGGCAGCAGTGTTTTCAATTTCACCAACGCCTTTTTCGGCGGTAGAAGTAACACTACCAGTAGAACCGGCCTGAGCTGCTTCTAATTTAGCTTTAGCATTAGCCGCATAAGCAGCGGTTTGAGTGTCAACTAACTCTGTTTCAGCAGCGATCCGCTTTGATTCGCGTGACTGGATAGCACCAAGCTCAACCAAAGAGCTTTTAAACTTAGCCATCTTATTAATTGTCCAAATAGCAGCTAATGCAATTCCAATATCCTTAATTTCTTTGGTGTGTTTTGCTGCAAAAACACCAGCCTTTTCAATTTCACCGGCAACCTTAGCAGTATCTTTTGCTGCTTTTTCAACATCATCATGGAAACTCTTTTTGGAAAATAATTTAGACAATCGGTTAGCGGCGTCGGTCATGTATGGCAGAAGTTTGGATCCAAACATAATAGTCAAATCTGACCAAGCCTGTTTAAATCTAGCTTCTGACATTTGTGCTGTTTGACTGTTCTTGTTGGCAAGTTCTTGTACATATTTGCCCTTGTCGCCAGCCTCTTGTGTTTTCTTCGCTAAATCGCCAAGTTCTTTATTATTTTGAGCTAAAATAATACCTGCTTGTTGGCCAGTTGTCCCAAATAATTGATTGAACACAACATTTTTTCTTTGTGTTCCCATATTCTTGGTGTGATCGTTGATTACCGCCATCATTTTATCTAAGCTTTTTAGGTTACCGTTAGCATCGACCAAATCAGATTTATTAATACCTAACGGCGTTAAAATATCACCCTTGCTGCCAATTTTGCCGATATCTTGACCTAAACTGATTAAAACTTTTCTTAGTCCAGTACCAGCTTTATCGGCTTCAAGACCATGGTTACTTAATTCACCAATAGCTGATGATGCCATAGAAAGCGGAACTTTCATGGAGTTTGCCGTATCACCGACGTACTCCATCGCTTTACCAGTAGATTGGAAAGAAGTGGCAGTCATATCAGAAGCGTAAGCCAATTCATTAACAGCCATTCGTGTGTTTTTGGTCATTTTGGCAGTGTTATTTGTTCGCATGCCAAAAGCATCGACGGTTTGGCTGGCAACCGAAACGACATCGCTAAAGTCATCGCCACTGGCTACAGATGCTTGAAGTTCTGAACGCATCGCGCCTAAAGCTTCTTTTGACGTGTAGCCACGCTTGATCAATTCTTGATATTGGTCAGCAATATCTTTTTGTGACTTGCCGTACTTAATAGAATACTTCTCACCATCGGCCTGCATTTGCGAAACATTTTTTGTAGCCTCAGCAGCTTTTTCTCCGCCAGTAATAAGTAAGTTGGTTGTTTGTTTATAACTATTTTGCAATGTCGATGCTTTTTTTGCACCGGACAATGCAGCAGCGCCAACTAGTGCAATACCACCAGAAGCGACAACAGCCGCATTTTTGACACCACTAAGTCCCGACTTAACCTTATCAGTAGCTAGTGTGGCATTATCTCGTGCTTTAGCCCCAATGGTTGACATACCGCCAACAGAACTGTTAACTTTTCTAATTTCAGCTTCATTTAACTTGTACTTAGCAGTTAAGTCACTGACACGGATAGATTGTTCTTGCGCATCTTTTGAAGCAGAGCCATATTTGGCAGACAATTCCGCCATACGTGTTTTTTCGGCAGACAACTGAGCCTTCATTCGCTCGTGAACACTGACTAGTCCAGTCAGCTTAACCTTTTGAGCTTCATAATTCCGACCTTGAGCTTCTAAAGCAGACACATTGCTTTTGGCAGAGCGTTCTTCTAATTCAGTTGCCTCTTTTAATTTCAGAATTCCAGAGCGCTGTAAATCTAATGACTTAGCCGCCCGCTCTTGTTGTGCTTGTAAATTGGAAATTGATCGTTTGGCTGATTCAATTTGGTTTTCATATTTAATATATGATTGCCGACCTTTTTCAGTTGATTGATCTAGCCCATTTTGCTTTTCACGCAATTTATCAATAACGAGATTCTGCGCGTCAATTGCCTTGCCCGCATCTTTAACCTTTTGGGCATAGGCGGCCATCACACCTTCGCCAGATTTAATTTCAGTGAAGTTGCTTTGCATCGCCGACTTTAAAAGTTTAGCTTCGTCACGAAGTGTTTTTAAGGCGCGGGTCATGCCGCCATCGTTTAAATCAATGGCAAATTGATAACCTTGAATTTGTTCCACTGTGATTTACCTCCCTTTTAAATAGCCCCAATTTGGCGTGCAAGCTCAAACGGATCTTGAATACGGTCTTTACGTGATTTTGCTTTCAAAGCATCCTGCATATCACTAAACGAGCTGTCATAAAACTGCTGTGGCAAAATGCCTTGTTCCAAAAATTGTTGCGCCATGTAATCAATATCTTGGATAAAATTACCTAACTGCCAAGCTAGTCTTCGTCTGGCAATTTTGGGTCTGTTTCTTCCTCATTTTCCGTGTCATCGTCATCCAATGTTGGCAATAAAATACCTAAGAACTGGGTCAAAAAATCATTAAAAATAGCATATTGATCACTGTAAGATTGGTTTTCTAATCCAGCCTTTTCCTTCGCTGATAATTCAGCAATATCAGCGATTGTATTTGCAATTTCTGCTGTCATCATGGGCTGATTACCGACTAATTCTGAAATACTGTCATCATCACCTGTATTAAATTTTTCAATTAATGCTTGGTAATGTTTGGCTGTTTTCTTTACATTTTTAGTCGAGTCAATAATTTTAAAATTCTTGCCATCAATCCCGATTGTGCTTCCATCAAATTCAACGTATTTTGCCATTCTGTTTTACCCTCCTAATCAGCCGCCCCATTCAGGTATTGTGATTTTCTTTGGCGACTTTAAATCAATGAGCTAGGCGTTATTTGCAGCTGTATTGCCAGAAACAGCTGTGTTTGAAGTGATGTAAGTTTGACCCGGGAAAACTTCATCGAACATTGCTTTTTTATCAAATTTAGGGTCATCTGCGTGGAAGACTGCATACGGTTTACCGCTAAATGGTGCATAATTAAGCGCCGTAAATGTTAAATTATCATCTTCACGCGTTTCAGCAGTATCAGTATTTGTTTGGACGTTCTGTGCAGTTTCATTAAAAACTCCACGACCAAAGCAAAAATAAATTGACTTATACGTAATTGGCGATTGAGATTCTATAATTAATCCACATTCAACGGGCATATCGGCATCAATATAGCCGCCTTTTCCATTTGAAACTCGACCTAGAATTTTTTCCTTGACCAAGTAATTAATTAAATTAGAATCGACTGCTACAGAAGGTGCTGATGGTGGATTAGACACGTCTACCACCTCATTGTTACCTGGGATCTTTGTTGGTGTCCCAGACAAGCCAGTGATGTTAGCAGATTTTGTACCTAAATTTCCTTTTGATTTATCTGTATCAATGGCATAAACACCAGCGGCGCTAAGGCCTTGATCCACATCCACTACAGTTGAACCATCAGCTGCTTTTAATCCGGTATATAACATTTTTAAACCAATTGCTGCCATGTTAAATTTCCTCCTTTGTGTAAATAAACTTCAGTGTATTTTCAATATTTTGTGTGTCCGGCGTAAGTACGTGACCGGCGTCACTGTTGCAGTACAAGCCGTGATTTAATAACCGCCACTTTACCGCAGTTTCGATTGCTTCCATGTCCGCCTGATAATCTTTGGGATAATAAAACTCAATTTGAGCTTGTTTTTTAATGCTAATTGGCTGACCGTTACCATAGTTTTGACTGTAATCTGGCAATTCTGTAATCAGCAAAATCGGGTCGGTAGTATTAGAATCGTTGCCAATAGAAAAAGCATGGATATGCTCCACACTTAAATTCGGTAACTGTTCGATTTCGTCAGCCAAAATATTTCTAACATAGCTTGCTGAAGTCATGCGCCACCACGCACCTTTCGATCAAGTTCTTGCTTGATTACTGAGCTGACGGCCGCTCCAACTTTGCCCTTAGCTTCTCGCTGTGTCGCTTCCCAGAAATGTTTACCGGCAACTGGCACATACGTCTTCCCAGATTTATCTTTCGGTGTCCAGCCATCGTTTTGAAAACGTCCAATATAGCCCTTATTACTCTCACTAGTAAAGCCAACGTTAACTGCACCATTTGGCTGTTCAACCTTGAGTAGTGCGTCACGCAAATGAACTTTTTCGCCTTTCCGTAACTTAGTACTTTCCGGAATTTTTGGCTTCATAATTTGCGCAAAGGTTTCTGCACCTGCCTTATTAGCAGCAAATTTCTCCATGTGACCAAAGCCTTGGGCTAGATTATCCAAAATATGATCAAAGCTGGCTTCATTTTTAATCTCATTAGCCATGATTTACCTCCCATTTATGACAAGTGATCAAGTCATAACCGTCTGGTGGCAGACCATCATCAAAATTAACATTGTCAATTTGATAAACTTGCTTGCCATCTTTTCTCAGTAATATGCCTTCTTCAACTTCCAAATTATGGCGAATAAAGAATACAGCCACATTTTTAGCGGCCATACCGGCTAAACTAAGTGACTGCTCCAGTGACAGTGTCCATTGCCCTGCCCACAGTGTAAATTGTGGGACAAAGCCTTGAATAGGCTCGCCCGTATTTTGATTAATGACATCAGTTGCAGATTCTGTGCCGAATTCTAATCGCAAATACATTCGCGATGGATTAATTGCCTTGGTCATCACTAGTCACCTCGCTTTGTTCTGCATAAATCCCCCGCAACTGACCAACAATCGAATTGACTGTTAAGTCAACTGGCAGCGCGGCAATGGCTGATAAGGACGCACGGTAGGTGTAATAAGTGGATGCTAGTGCTAATACGGCTGTATTAAACAAATTGATGACTTCAGGCAAACTGTAAAAATTTGTTACATTGTTCTCTGATCCAATGGCCGATTTGATATAACTCTCCGCAGCCAGTAAATAGCCTTTAAGCAAAGCATCGTCAGCAGTGCTGTCAATTCTCAGTGATAGTTTTAAACTATTTAAGCTAGCTACTGTTATAATAGCAGCGTCTGAATTGCTATCTACTACCATTTAAATCACTCCTAACTTGCTGCCGTAATAGTTACAGCAACCGAAGCCTTGAAAGTGCCACTAGTAAATGTGACAGTTGCTGAACCAGCTGCAATACCAGTGATATCAAAACCACCAGCGCTATTAACTTTAACAGTAGCAATCTTGTCATCACTAGATGCCGCTGTAGTTGCTGAAACAATTGCTGTAGCATTATCGGCGTCAGCTGGATCAGCTGTAACCGTCACGGTCTTAATTGCGCCAACTGCTTCACTTAACGTTTTCTGACTGGTCAATAAACCAGTTGCTGGATTGGTGGTTGATGTTGACGTGCCATCGTCACTTCCAGATGGCGCTGTTATTTTGACGCCGCAACTAAATTACCTGGTTGATCTTCGATTGTCGTGAACGTACCCATAACCATTGCTTCATCGTCAGCTTGTTGAACATCAAAGCGATCAATAACCCGAATTTTAGTGCTGTCGTTTTCAAAAGCACCACCACCAATGTTAGTGGTCAGCAAGCTCATTTGTTCGCGATCAAACAGCGTAGCAAATTGTTTAGAGTCACCGAAATAGAGTGGGTGCTCGTTAACTGGCGCGTCGGCTGTGCCGGTGTTAACATCTGGCATCCAGCGATCACCGACAACATGGACAGCCTTGCCACCGATTGTCCATTGATCTGGTTGGGTTGGATCACGCTGTAATAAATAACCGCCCATTGCGTTCTTAATCTTAGCCAAAACGCCTAAACCGCTTTGGTTAGTGATAAAGCTAGAAGTTGTCAGCAATGCAGGGTCGAGTTTGGTCAACTCTAAATCCTTAATGTCATCAAATTTCGTCAATGGCACTTGCTTGGCGGTATTGAATACTTTCAAAATTGCTGCATTGCGAGTGACAACAACTTTCTTGGCAATCCATTGTGATAACCACGTGATGATGTTTTCGGCTGTGTCTTTTAATAACGTATTTGTAATAGTTGTGATTCCCGCATAACGATGAATTAAGTACTTGATCGTATGCAAACGAGGATCGTCGTTATCACCAATTTTGGCCGTTTCATCATCAAGATTAGTTAACGGAGTAACGTCAGTCCATTTTTCATAAACGCGGGAACCATTTGGCATTGAAGTCGCTTCACGGTTAACGTATTGCTCTAAAGCGTCATATTGCCGCACTAAAGTGTGAATTGTTGTCTGAATGTCGTCCGGAATAGTTAAGCCAATGGCATCACCGTTCGCGTCGGTTGAGGACGTCACCATATTCACTACTTTAGGGTCGCCCTTGATCATGGCCTTAAAGTCTTTGATAAATTGGGTTTTCTTACTCTCATAATTTTTGCTAGGGTTAACTGGTTTTGGTTCATTAGACTGATTGGCCGCACTAGCTTGAGCAGTCTCCAACTGTTCCTTCAAAGCATCACGTTGCGCCGCGGCAGTGTCATGTTTTTCTTTCAAATCCTTGTAATCTTCTACTTTAAAACCGTCGTCTAAAGCGGCAGCGGCCAATTTATCGCCCAAATCAGACACCTCTTGCCCTTTAGCAATCCATGCCTGATTTAGCTTATTGATATTTTCATTTTTAACGATCATTTAGCTTTCCTCCTTATTTTTTGCCAAACAAAATAGCCAGCTTCTGATTTTTTAAATCAGCCTGCTGACTAGTGATTTTGTTATCAATTTGTGGTGCTGCCTTATTAGCAGTAATTGATGCCATTAGTGCTTGCCATTTCGTCACTGCTTGCTTTGGCACAATAGTACCGGCACTGGCAAAGGCTTGCAGCGCTTGTTGCTGTTTCTCTGGCTCTTTTTCGTCAAAAGTCAAAATAGAATCAGCGAAACCGTATTTGACAGCGTCATTGGCGCCAAGCCAAGTTTCTTTACTCATCAAATTAAGTAAGTCACCAGAACTCATGCCCGTTTTAGCTTCATAGGCGTTAGCAATAGATTGATCAATGCCATCGAGGACCTGCGATTCATGAGCTAAGTCTTCTGAATTTCCTTGCATTCCCGACCAAGCTTTGTGAATCATGATCTGTGCTGTTGGCGAAATTTGAACGTTATCCGCGGCAACGGCAATTACAGATGCGGCACTAGCCGCCAAGCCCTGAATTACTGCAGAAACTTTAGCTGTGCTTGACTTAAGTTGCGTATAGATTTCCGAAGCAGCGAACACGTCACCACCATTAGAAGCAATCTGTAATTCAACGGTATCGCCGGTTTGAACTTTAGCTAGCTGATCGCCAACCTTTTTTGGACTAACATAATTAGTCATCCCGAAAAAATCATAAAAATCAGCGGTATTGTTATCAATCACATCACTTTTGATTGGGATCACGATTTTGGTCATCTGGATCACCTCCCTTCACTGGCAATGTGGTTACTGGTGCTGCATCTGGCATATCATCACTAAAATAGCCAGTTTCCTTTAAAATCCAGAGTGCTTGTCCAGTATCGACCACACCATTTTTCTTGAGGTTAGCAATCTGATTAGCATACGTATCGCCATTAGCGTCAATGGCAGGCCGTAAATTAGTGCTGATACGCGCAATTAATTTGTTATTAAGTTCGGAAACAATAGCTTGTGCGTAACGATTTAAGGCGTTGGCATACATACCTTGAATCATAGGTAGAGACGACTGTTGATCGCCTTGACCGTTTAAATAGCTGTCAGGAATACCATAAACTTTAGCAATTTGCTTTGAAGTCCAGTCTGTTTGAGCTAGCAAACCAGCGATATCACTTTTAATTTCGAGTGGTGTCCATTCTTCTAGGTCATCAATTACAATTGGACCACCATTTGAATGACTGACTTGCTGCATAAATTGACGCGATCGCGCCGCCTTTTTCTTAGCATCAAGCAAACCGCCCTTCGTTTCCTTCAAAACACCAGGCGCTAGAATGGACTTCGCCAAAGCCGCGAGTGTTAACCGGTTGGATTGCTTCTTGATTTCCAACTCACTGTGCAAAGCGTTTAGTGGGCTGACACCGACCATACCGCCAGAATCACTCATTAAACGAAAATGTAAGACGTTGGCTTGCGGTTCATATTGTTTAACGCCTTCACTTGGTTCATCAAAAGTAATCGTATAGAGCAACCCATTGCCGTTATTCTGCAAAAATGTGCTTACCTGCGACGGTCTCAGATACTCTAATCGCTGTAACATTCCGTTACGGTTGCGCCAGATATAGGCAAAAGACTCACCAGCAATTAACAACTGACTAAACATAGCCTGCCAAAAGGCATGACCATTAGTCGTTGCGCTTGGATTATCTAGAAAGCTTTGAATCTGCGGTTTGTCTGCAACTAATTTAGAACTAGCTAAGTCACCACTAATTGTTGAGATCACGCTATATAAATCCGAATTGTGCAAAGCCTTGGTTGCAGAAACATAATGATTCTCACCGTCCGGATTTAAATAATTAATAGTACTTGGATCGCCAAAAGCAATATCTTGGCCGCCAGCTGATAATAAATTGCGAAAATTATGCGGATTAAATAGCGGCATCAACTACCACCTCCCTTTTTGAAATAAACAATTTCCGCCAACCACCCCATAACGGCCAACGAAATTGCTGTGACGATACCACCCCAAAACCAACTTGCGCAGTAGACTGTGACGTCCAGTAAAACGATCGCGGCCAAATAAAAAAGCCCGTCAACAACGCTGACAAGCTTGTGCTTAACGTTATTTAATAATTTTCTACCAATCATCATCACCACCGCCTTCATCTAGTAACCCAGAATCTGGATTTTTAAACCAGTCCAGTACTTCTTGATCGCTCATTCGTTCGACTTGTTTCGCTGGGTTATTAACGTCCGCAAAATCTTCAAAATGGTACATCCCTTGGTAAAGCGCATCAATCAAGGCATCGACCACATCAATTTTTAAAGTAGCCGCTGCTTTATCAACTTGAATTCCGATCTTGTCTTCATAAATTTGTGCATTGATTAAGGCCTTTTCCATAATTCGATCGTCTAGCCGGCTGATTGAGCTTTCGACAAAAGCCGATTGTAAGAATTTTGTCGGGTCTTTCAGCTCACTGGTGCGCTGCCGAATATCTTCAATTGGCCACTGAACATTTAGTTCAAGCTGTTTGGTCACATTAGTCGCGCCCCACGAATCATAGCCAAAAAATAAAACGTCCAAGCTGTGATCCTCAACAAAATTTAACAGCCATTGATAAACTTGGTCATCATTAATTAATCCTTGTGGGTGACTAGTGATCGTACAAAATCCTTTAGCCGCTAGCTCCCGATAATTAATGCCATCTTGTTTTTCCTTAGCGTCAATTGAACCTGCCTTTTGCCACGGAATAAATGAGTGCTGCCGTAAATGCCACATTCGCTTACCTGTGATCGGATCGCTATACGGAAAAGCAAAGCCGATCGCAGTATTGTCGGAAAACATGGAGTAATCGTAACCGATATAGACTTGTCGGTTTTCAATTTCAAAATCTGGAATAATCGCCCGTTCAATATCAGCAAGTTTTAAGTATGAGTTTGTAGCTTCTTGTAGCCAGAGATTTAAATTTTTGTTCTGAAAGTCATTAAGCTCGCCGGTCATACTATCGCTATCTCGTTTGCCAGTTAAGCCTGCAAGCAATTGACTAGACTTATTTTTCAGTCCTAGTAGCGGATTAGATTTTATCCAAGTTTCCGGTTTATAGGTTTCGTCAAGCGAATCTTGACACCAGATCAAACATAAATAATCATCAGCCTTACGATCAAAATCCTGTTCCATGGTTTGCTGCATCATTTTTTCGTCATCATGAAACGGCACCGACGGGTCTGGATAAGCAGTGGATATCTGGATAAATTGATGATTCTCTACGTCGACTTGACCAGAGATAATCTTGGATATTTTTTGTCGTGTTTTCAGTTCACCAATCTCGTCAAAGACCGCGGTTTTAAAATGGAAACTATCATACTGTCCAGATTCATGGCTGATTGCTCGCAAAACATTATTGACCTTAGTCATAATAATCTGGTCGCTTTGTGATCCCAGCAATTTAGAATTTAATCCGTTTTGTACCGCATATGATTTAAACGGTTCGATATCTAAAATCTTGCGTAGCATTGATTTAACGTAACCCAGTAGTTTACTAGTCTGTTTAAAGTTAATAGATGCCACTAAATAGTCCTGGTTAGATAGTCCCATCGATTCAATTAGATAACTATAAACGGTAACGATCGCCATTAAATATGTTTTGCCTTGCGCACGGGCAACTGAAACAATAGCACGGGCGAAACGCTTGCCGCCTAAATTATTGCGCCAACCAAATAATTGAGCTAACACAAAATTTTCCCATGGCATTAATTTACTGGGCTTTCCAGTATCAACGTCGGGACAAATCTTAGCGAACTTCAAAATCTTATTCGCATCGGGCACGCTATAAGAATACGGAAAATCAGGGCTACCCTGCCGCTGCAGATCACGTAAGTGGCGAAAAGCTGCTAGCTTAATAAAATAGCCGGTAACCACTTTTTCGTCTAAAACATCAAAAGCATATTTGGTTCCTATATCCTGATATTGTTCACGAGTTGTAGAAAAATCAATTGCCTGATAAGCGCCCAACACATCACGTGTTTGGGTTAGGTCAATTTTCATTAGCGAAGAACTCCTTTAACTGATCGGCAACCGAGCCTTCATTTTTCTTTTCGTCGGGAATAATTTCCATTAATTCAGCGCGACTTTTGGGTGACAATCCAAGCTCAGAACCAACTTTGGCTAGGTTCTTAATTGCCGAATCATAAATGGAAGTCATTGGATTACGCTTATAACCGACAAAATCAGTTCCAATTTTTTCACCTGCCGCATTTTGCACGGTTTTATAAATTGCTTGAACTTCATGATGATCTCGAATATGTTTGTATGCGTTCCGATAAATTTCATACTGAGTTGCATACATTTCGACCAGGTTACTGTCCGGTCGCTTAACATTTGATTGCTCTTCTAAAAAAGGGACAATTTTGCGCCATGCTATTTTAGCTTGACGGCCTAAATAATCGGGCGGTGTTCGTGATAATTTCCCGTGATTGATATCTTTATCGGCCTTTTTGACCAAAATTGTCACCTCCTTTAAATTGATTGACCCCCCTAGGATAAAATTATTAAAAATTGGTTTCTGCCAAGAGACGCGGGTAATGTGTGCGCTCTGCTGAAATCAATTATAAGGGGGGCTATTGAATTTTAATCTTGCTTTCGACTAACTATACTCATAAATTTAAAGTCGCTTAAATCGCACGATAGGTGCCAATAAATCAATTGTTCATCAACACAACGATTGACGATACATCATTGATTGGCGTTACTTCTTTAAGCCCATTGCCTTGGCCTGTGCCATAAGTTAGTTGTTCCCAATCCGTCTTGATACGATGACAAGCACCGCATATCACAGCCAAGTTATCAACGTCTGCTTTAAGCTTGCTGTCGAACTCGATTGGTACAATGTGATCAACCGTCTTTGCTGGTGTCAGCTTGCCTTGCAGTTTACAGTACCGACACAAGTAATGGTCACGCTCTAATACTTGCTGCCTGAGGTGTGCCCATTGTCGTGTCCGATAGAAATTATACTGCTGTTGCTTGCCATCACTGCGCTTACGTGTGACTGTGTTGTACTTATGTGAGTACTGCTTATCGTGTGACCTAGCCCAACGCTGTCTGCTTGCTAAGTACTCTGCTTCGTGCTCATAGTGCTGCTTGCAGTAATGATCTGGTAGATCAACCATTGCATGGCAGCCAGGCTGTCTACAGCGTCTCACTTTAGACATGATCATCTACCCGATAGCTATTAACAAATGTTTCCTTTAGTCTGTCTGTTGCCTCAATCGCATCCACAATTGGTAAGCCGTCCTTGTGTGTTAACATTCCGTCTAATACTTCAGTAATTAAATCCAAGTCTTGTTTTAAATCATCACTCACACTAATCATCTCCTTTACATAATAAAAAGGCACCCACAATGTGAGCACCTCTTATTGCTAAGCCGCCGCAAGGAGTTGCACCTAACGGCGGTCATGTTGAGAATTGGATCATTTAATTAAGTATTGTTTTAATATCCATCTATCAACACTAATATAATAACGCCTATTTAAGGTTAAAACGGACACACATAGCCTACTAAAAACCTATCAGAAGTCTACTAAAAGCCTATCGAAAGCCTATGAAAAGGTTTATTTAAACACCAATAATTCCTCATACTGAAATGCTTCAGCGAATACAATAATGGCTTTTTTCTTAGCTTTATCAAACGTTGACTTAGCCATATTCATTTCGTAAGCCATTTCTACATTACTCAGATTGCCTTGAATATATTGACCGTTTATAATGGCCCGACTGTCAGCATCAAGCGTTGCTACAGCATTAAGTATCGCTGGCACTTCTTCAGCAGCTATTAATCGCTCTTGAATTCGCTGCTCATTATGATTATCGACTGACTGGCTTCGTGGCATACCATTCATCGTTGGCGACTGCAAAACGGTCAACTTACGACCAGCAATCCGCTTTAAACTGTGGTAACTGCGTAACAGTTTCTTTGTCCTAGCACATGTCGCATCTCTATCTAAATTGTCTAGTATCACTGCAATCGCCCCTGTGTTAAAATTAAGTGTCGATTAATTAAAAATAAGAACGACTGCGCAAGGCTATCTTTTAAAAGAGGCCTTGCTTTTTTATTTACTAACACCAGCAGCTGTAATTTCAATAACTCTATGCAATTGACTAGCTCGGTAAGAATCCACCTCACTTTTGCTCAACTCTTGAATAATCTGATTAGTTAAAGCTAGTGCTATATTTTTATCAGCTATTCGATTATTCAGATCAACAATTTCAGCCAGCATCTTCTTTTTCTTCATTGCCTGTCGCCATCGATCAATTCAGTCTGATTCGGATTGGCGTCTTCATCATCAGTATTTAATTCAGTTTGTTTTGGCGTGATGGTTAAACCAACCATGCTGTTAATTTGTGCCGCTAGTGCCACAATATTCGGCCCTAAAATAGGCGTGTCAACTTCAATACTAAGCTTAGTAATTCCCTTATTTGTTGGGTGCACATCAGCCAATACCGCCGGAACCGCAATACTATTATCTTTTATTTCTGCCATAATAAATCTCTCCTTAAATTAAAATGGTAAAGTAATTTCGTTAACAACTTGATTAATTTCACGACTTGTCAACGACTCATAGGCGCGCCGTTCTTCGTGATGCATCTTGTCCGGATTGCTGTTGCAATAAATAATTGTCCGAATAATATTTTCGTTATGGTCGGTAAAGATCCGTTCTAAATATTTTTCAAATACTTTTTGTTCGTGAGTAAAAATTTTAATCACCTCCTCAGTAATTAGTTGCTTTAATCCAATCATAATCAAAGCCTGTACAAATCAGTGGATCATTTGTTTTACGTTTTTTTGTTACACACTGAGCGATTGATTTAAAATCATTTCGTCGAACAACAACTGCTTCGACCGGAATTTTATATCGATGTGCAAACAGGTTAAAGCGTAGATTAGCTGCAGCATCGATTCCGTAAACACCAAAAGAATTCTTAACGTCATAGACGTGACTCATTTTGCCAAATCGATCAAAAATCACAAAATCAGGTGTATAGGCAATTTGTCTAAACTTCACTTGGTCCGTTTGACTTGGTGCTTCTAAAACAAAACGCGGATGAACTTGGTATTCAAAATAACTATTTTTAACAAAACGTCTATAAAAATTAGCTTCTTTTTGAGAATCAAATTTAAAATCGTCTACGGTCACTTTACTGCCACGCTTATTTAGTGCTGTTGGTGCTTCTGCCACTTAATCACTTCCTAAAAATTACTTTTTATCAACCTAATCCTTACCATCATAAAGGCTGTTACTTAGTGCATTGTCATCTAAAATAGGGATATCATGTAAAGCCTTAACTAGTTTGACTTTGGACTCTTTACACAGTCCAAATCCGTATTTTGTGTACCGCAAACTGCGCTCAAATGTGGACACTGGAAAAGGCAAATTACTGATAACTAAGCGCTTTTGTTGTAAATGCTCAAAGAAATCTGGATGATATATGACCTTAAACTCTAAGATAGTGTCATCAAGTTCGGCTAAGACATCAGTGTCTCGGACTTCTTCTTTAATAGCTGACTGAGAGTAATAGGCAAACTGGGTAATCGTAAAGTCAAAATCGTTTAAAATATCCTCTGGAGTACCAAAGATACTTCGATTTAATTCAACTCGAACTTTCGTCTTACTGTTGTAGGCAGCAAACACTTTCTTGTTTTCATACGATTTTATCCATTCGCTCTTAGATGTGATATAGCCTTTATAGACATTTAAAGCATCGGCAAAGTCTGCCTGATTTCGAAAAAATATATCTAAGTCTTTGGCACGTTGCCCACTAAGAATATTTTTAAAGCAGCCGCCGGCAACAAAGCCTTTAATGCCAGCTAAGTACTGATCTAAGAACCATAATTCTCTGAAATTCGTAATGTCACCTTTTAAATATTTCATGCTAATTCCTCCTGAAAGTTAGCTTTTATTGTCAATTTCGTACCCATCTAACCAGGCACGGGCAAACTCGTCTTGATGATCTGTAATCCAGCCACCGATCCGTTCTTCATCCTGCTTCGAATGCATAAAACCATCGCTCTCAAAATATAAAGCGTCTTGCAGTGGAGTGTTTTGCCCCTTACACCAAACAATAAACTCTGCGACACTTGCAGAAATCACCGGCAGATTATCTGGCAAGGCATTGTCATAACGTTTCTTGTACCCATCCAATGTTTCCCTAGGCCAGCCATTGAAGAACACCTGATAGCCAGCAAGACGGTTCCAAACCGCATCGAACACGTCCCACTTCGTCTCATTGCTCATCGTCAGTCACCTCCACAATAGTCATTGCTGGTGTCGTCCACCAATCGGGCATGTCATACGCTGCGTCCAAGAAGTTGTCGGCTTTATCGTAGGTGTCAAATGTCGCAATAACCTCGTGTGAAAACATATCTTGGCATTCATATTTCACGTTTTTATTCATCATCGTCAGTTACCTCCAATAATTTCCATCCTTTACACGTTTTGTGCTGTCTCGCGTGATGCAAAGCGTCACTGATAAACCCAGTTGACGTTCCAATTACTGATGCAGCATGCCTCATAGAATTGAAAGTGACCTTACTTCCGCTTGGGCTTATCCCATAAAACGGCTTTCGCAATTTAGCAGCTGTACGTTCAATTCCATCTCCGTAGTGTCTGTTGTATAGCGGCGTGCAATATTCCAAATTTTCAACGTAATTGTTTTTTCGGTTCATATCTTTGTGGTTGACCCATAAATCAGACGGTCCAAAAAACGCCGATGCAACTAATCGGTTCACCCGGTATGCTTTGCGCTTGCCTTGCTTAGACAAAGCAACATACAAATATCCGCAGTTATTCTCATGTTGCTTCATCATTTTTCCTGCACGTCTCTCGGCACAAACTGATCCGGCTGCTGATTTCTGAATGATTGTTCGTGGCATAGATCTAACTCGTCCTTTGCTCGACACCTCATACCAGCCTTCAAATCCAACTACTGGTCTCCATTCCTCAGTCATCGCTATCACACCAGACTTTCTCACAGTCTTGCAAACCGTAATGCTCAATCTCATTTAGTGTGAATCGCTGGGCGGGTATCATATAGCCCTTGTTGGATAAATGTGCCCACGTCAGTGTTCCATCTTGCTCCTTCGTCCAATAGTGCTTATCGTCACCACTCCACTTTTGTGGCACCTTGACGTTGTATTTCTTCTCCTTTTCCATAGTGTAGCCGTTTACGTAAGCGTTCATCAACAATTCTTCGTCATTAGATTTGCTAGAAATATAGTAAGCCGGATACTTATCGTTATGCGCACCTTTTACGATTTTGGCTTGTTCCTTGGTTAGGACTACCTTTTCAGGTTCGACTAGCTCAACCACGTGGGCTTTGCGGCCCATGCTTTGAGCCTCCGCATAGCTCTTATCCTTGAATAATGTGGGGTTATTGGAGTACCAAATTTCCGTTTGCGTGCCGTCTAATGACATCCATTCGCCTTCATCGTTCTTTACCACGTACAATTTTTCTTCGCTCATTTTTCTTCCTCCAGTAGTTCCGGGTTAGTGTGCACGTTACCAACTACAATATCTTGTGCAATATTTATTTTTGGCTTTAATTTTTTTATCCAGCTCTAAACTTAATCATCGCCATCATCGTCCCAGCCAATCGGCTCAACAATGATCGATTTCTTTGATTTTCTCTGTTGGCTATCTACCCGGCTTCGGCGGACACCTGTGGCATACCACAAGATGGTTGCGACTTTTAAACCAGTCTCAGTAGCTAGCTCGTCTGCAGTCCCGTCACAAATATAAACATCACCCCGATAGAGTGCATAGATGCGCTTGTGTTTCCCTCTAGAAACCACCCGGATCATCTCCCTAAATTAATTATTTTATTCCTCTTTCTGATCTTTTTGCCCTGAATCCAGGTGCCAACATCATGCTCTGACCACTCGCCGCGCGCCACCAGATAACGGCTCTTGATTGGTGCACCAAGTTTAAGCTGCTGAGAAACAGCTGATCTCGTTACCTTTAATAAGTTAGCTAATTCAGTCATATTTTGAGTATATCGACTACGATGCGTATATTGATCCGTAACACGGTACAAATAGACCATCTCATCTGCTGACAGTTCACGATTGAGTAGTAATAAACGCGGATCATCATCAGGCGCGTTCATCACACTGCCATAATGGTCCTCAAGTTGTCTGATTAATTTCAATTCACGTTCTTTCATGCTTTCACCTCAAATCATCATGCAAATCCTGCAAGTGTCGCTTCTCTGTGGTCCAGTCAACAAAAGGCTGGCGTTTAACCTGGTTAGCTTGGATTTTAACCAGTGCACTATCACGTTCAACGGACTTGTTGCATTCAGGGCACGGTGCCGTCACCAACACGCCTAACATTGTCTGATAGGTAATCACTTTTTCACCGTGGCACACTTCACATTCATTCATTGTTAACATTCCAAACACCCTCCATTTCTTCAATGGATAAAATCACAAAACCGTCTTTTAAAAATTTTTTCTCGTTAGCTCCACGCCCGAATACATCCAACACTTTAACTAGTGACCAGCTGTTACCGTATTTGTCTCTTTTTTTATCAAATTCACGAAGCATCAACATGTCGTTAACTTGAAAATTACGGTCATCATTACGGATTTCAAATAGTTTGTTACCACACTGAACACGTCTTAAATATCCTATTTCAATTTTCAATTCGTGAATAACAGGCTGCTCTGCATTAATTCGTTCCATTTAAAACACTACCTTTCTAAATTATTATCAGGCGATACCTTTGCGGTGATCCTGCACGCCTGCCATAGCAAAAGTTGTGTCAGCGCCATGCATCTGCATGCGACTGACTGTACGATCGCCATAGTGCTGTTTTAGCTCCGCGGTATTTAAGTTGGTCGTGGTGATCACCGTTTTATCTTCGCGTAGTCGCCAGAATTTATCTGCCAGTGATTTGTCAAAATCGGTACCGCGTTCGGCGCCCAAATCATCTAAAATAACTACATCGGCTTTGCCAAATTCTTTGATCAATTGATCGCCATATTTTTGCACGTCGCCACTATTTTCGTGCATCCCGTTCTTAATTGTGTCCAACAACTCACGCCAATCGAGGAAACAGACTTTAGCAGCATAGTTAGTCCGTTTCAAAATTAGGTAGGCGGCAGCCATAGCTAAGTGAGTTTTACCAGTTCCGGTTGCCCCCATGAAAGTCACATGAACGGCCTTTCCGGACACGATCTTGTCTGTCACTTTATGTGCAAACTCATAGGCACGCCTTTCGGGTTCCGTATTCCGCTGATAATTGCTAAAGGTGCACTTAAAGACTTTCTCGTTTGATACGATTGAATTGAGCCGCAGATAATTTTTCGCCTTAGCTTTTTTAGCAGCAATGGTTGCGTCTAAATCGCTCATAGTAGTTGACTTAGCAATTTTTTCAGCATATCCACAGTTGGGACACGTGGGCGGGCACCTTAACCCACCTTCACGATTAGGGTTCTTCCATACCATCAGCTGCCCCTCACATTGTGGGCACTTGCCAACCGGCTTCAAAAACTTGCTCATAACACTGTTAACGGCGTCTCCTAGCGATTGCATTCCTTCCATTCCGTGTCTCCTCCCTGTCACCACTTGGCGTCTTCGTCTGTAAAATCATGATTACGATAGACGTCCGGTGACGATTTGCTGCTTGACTTACGGCTTTGCCGATTAGCGTTGTGTTTAGCTTGAGCGGCATCGATTGCCTCAATGCTATGCAAACCGTGCTGATCCCAGTCCTTAAGAATTGCTTTGGCATAGCCCCAATTAGTCTTACCTCGTTCGACAGCAATCTGTAATGATTTCACGATGATGGCACTGGCTTCTTGTTCAGAAGCCCCTGCCTGCTGGAAATCACCGATCCACTGATTCATATCTTCGCCGACAAAGCCGCTGATCATTCCGAAGCCATTTTGTTGATAGAAATCAAACGGGTCCGTAGTAGTAGTATTCTTATCCTTCTTTTCATTCTTATCCTTCTTGTATGTGGACAGATGCTGGACACTTGATGGACGACCGCTGGACAGCTGTTGGACACCCTCCTGATACTCGCCCCAGTTTTTTATTGTTATAACACTGTATTTCGTGGTCGAAGCGATGGACAACATTTCACTACTTTCAAATTTTTTTATCCATCTCCATAACGTACGGCTGACAATCAGCTGGCCACGTTTGACCCCAGCGTTGTACTCAGATGCCAGTGCGTCGCGGCCTGTGACAAATTGACCGCTGGACACGTTCACTTCTTCCCCATTAAAAACAAATCGTCGTTCTTCATGACTTGCCTTCATCAGACAGAGCAACCATAACTTAAGTTGATTTGCATCTGACCATACGAAGGAAGTCATGATTTTTCGGTAGAGCTTAATCCAACCTCCGTCGGCCATTTAGCTCACCTCTACTTAATTCCTTCTTTTGCCAAAAAATCTGCTGCCGCATCTGCTTGCTTGGCCATATCAGTTTGTGGTTCGTCAGGTTCTTCCGACCCAGCACCGCTATCTGTCTCATCCGCATCAATTTTCTTAGCGTCAGATTCAGTTTGTAAATTCCAATCACCATCACCATCGTCGGCGACCGACTGAGTAGTTTCATCCTTTGAAACAGCGGTTTGCATATCAATCGACAAAATTCCCCACTTAGAAAGTAAATTTCGAATTACCGTCTTGGTGGCCATTGCGTCATAGTTGTCTTTCCAAACACCAGTCAAAGCTTTCGGCGTACGAGATTTATTAAATTTAATCCGGTGGGCTTCCATTTCGTCTTTAGTCCAATAAACAGTCTTCTGGAAGCCGTTTGTTAACTCGAAGTAACCTAGATAGCCGACAACGTTGTCGGAGACTCGATCACCACGATCATAGGTTTCAGTCAGCCGATCCCAGTTCTGGATTTCGCCTTCGTAGACCTCGGTAGCGTTAATGCGTTTGTATTGCCCAGTACGTAATGCCAGCTGGATATAGCCTTTATAGCCTAATTGGAATTGTGCAAATTTCTGGAAGCCACGGTTGCGATCTTTAAATGGTACGACCCAGGCGTAACCAAGATTCTGGTCAATTGGTAGATCAAGTGTTGCTGCAACCAGTGCCGATGAAATGACCGAAGTCTGATCAACATCCTGCAATTGTTGACTGCTGTTTACTAAGTTAGTGATTGATGCCATAAATTGCGGTGCTTTATCGTGCAAAACTTCTTCAAAACGGTGCTTGATAGTCTCACTTTTCATTAGATGCTTGATCTGTAAAACACCGGCAGGAACATTGCTCCGCTGTGATGCTTGAGTCATTTGTTTTTGTAAACTACTGTTAGTTGCCATAAATTAGTCCTCCTTGATTCTTAAAACGCGAGTACCGCGCTTATTTTCTTTTAATGTGATGTGATATTTACCAATGTTCGCCGTATCACCGTCTTGCATGGCGGCACGCACCTCGTTATCTACTAAGCTGACTTGCTCTTTCCACCCATTAGATTCCTCTTTAGCCTCTGAGCGCTTTGCCAGTAATCGTTCAAAGCTCTGCGGAAGAACGACTTCTTTGGGTTCACCATGCGGGTAAAGTGCTTGTAAAGTTCGCTTTGTAGAATCAGTACCGTCAACTACTGGTGGCTCGCCAGCAATAACGTGTCTCTGCCACCAGACAACTAACCGTTGCTGCACGTCATCGATAAGGGTTTGATCACGTTCCACTTTTTTGATGATAAAATGATGACCCCCAATTAGTGCGGCAAAGTAGCAATATGGCCGATCAAGAACATTCATATAATGCTGAACCTGCAGCAGATAAGGTGCTGGTACTTCTTCATCAACCCACTCACTGGATTTATATTCCATCGCTGTTTTAATCTCTAAGAAGCCTGGTTCGCCGGCAATATCGCGATCAATGTTCGCCCGGAGGAAATCATATTTCGGGTGGCAGTAGGTCTTGTTTTGGCGGTAGACTTTTTTGCCTGTTTCCGCCGCAAACTCGTTGGCCAGAATCGGCTCCATAATATCGCCCCAATGAGTAAACTCGTTGCCATTATCGCTAACTGGCAGTTGACCGGTCTTGTCCGCCCAGACCTGGTACGGTGACCGCCATGGTGACATCCCTAGAATGGCAGCTACGTCGGACCCGCCAATACCTCCGCGGCGGTTCTCAAGCCATTGCTCGCGGGTAAAACCGCGGGTCGAAATAATATGTTGACTCATAGTCACGCCTCAATTGCGCCAGATGCTAATAGATAATCCATTGCGTCTTGCGGTTTAAAATAAGTTTCGTCGAAACTGTAATAGTCCTCGCCCTCGTAGATCGGCTCACCTTTATAATCGTAAACAGCTACTGTCTGTTCCGGTGGTGTCATCCGATTGCGCTCGTTTTGATTAATAAAATTGTCATGATATGCCATGCAAATCCCTCCTTATAAAAATAATAAATAAGCAATTAACGCCCAAAACATAGCGACTAAAGCAACAACGGCCGACAAGCCCCAGTTAAATGTGTCCTTCATGTGATCCCTCCCGGATGGCTTTTATTTCCGCTTTCCGCATTGCCTCTAATACTTTGTAGTAGGCAATCAGCTCACCCTCAGCCTTGTTAAATTCGGCGAACGCTCGAAAATCTTTTAGATCATTGAGATGTCGATCAAGCCAGTAATGCGATTGTCCATTTGTTTCATCGATTAATTTTTCAATTTCTTCATAGTTCATTAATTCACCCCCAAAAGTGTTTCCAGTCTGCCGTCCACAGTTGGCGTAAAACCAATGCAGTAACACCACCGACCACTCCGGCAATCAGCCACTGCGGAATAAATAGTTCTGCCACTCTAGCACCTGATGTTAAATAGATCGTCATTAATTTCCTCCAATCGCTATCCTGTGACGTGTGCCCCACGTTATTTGATCACCATCTAGCAATTATTTTTCTAATAGCCTGTTCGGCTTCGTCCGGGAAATACAAAATCTTTTTTGCTTTACGTCCATCTTCTTGTGGTGCACGGTGCTCGATGATTCGCATCTCAGGCTGATTTGCAAAATGATTACGGAAATACGAATCACTAACACACATAATTTCTTCCAATCGTTTTTGGTCAACTGTGAGATAGGTTAGCTTGATATCCGCCAGTAATGGTTCAATCATTCGTCTAGCTTCATTTCTAGCAATTTCGTCAAAATGCTCCGTTACTGATTCCGTCATGTGGTCACCACCTAGTCGAATAATTCGCCTTGTGCATTTTGATTAGCAATTTCCAATCGAGTTTCCGTATTTGGCAACCAAGCTTCGATATAGCGAATACCTTCATCAAACTTAATTCGTGGCAATTCGCCATAACGTGGAATTTGGAAGTAGCGTTTGAAATCATGCCAGCACTGCTGAAATACCGAGGAGCTGAGCTTACCGTACGCCGGAGCCTTTTTTCCGCCGATGATTTGTAACACATGGCTATTGACCGCAGATTGCAACTGCTGTTCTTGCACACCTGAAACCCGCATTGTGTCTTCCAAATTGGTGACACGATCGTCAATTTCAAGTACTGCTCTATTCATCAGTTTAAGTTGCTGGACAGCAGTTAAAGGCTTCTGCGATTTTGGCTGTGGGCTAAAATAATGTTCTTCAAGCTCATCAAATACATCCCATGCCTGATCTGTCCCAAGCATTTTGGAATGGCGGGAAGCACCACGTTTCGTCCAAAGATAAAGATGCGAGCTTCTTGGTGCGACCAGGTCGCTATTTGCGACTTGGTTCTTAAAACTCTTGAGTTGCTTGCCTTCAAGCAAGTAATAGTGTTTTTGCTCAATGAATTTATCTCGATTCCGGTTAAAATTTTCTTTAATCCGATTAATCGTGGTGCCATAGAATTTGGCTAACTGTTCAGTAGTTAAAATCAACTCATTGTTAAATTTAATTTGGGGTAATTCTTCCAAAATAAAACCTTCTTCCTATCTGTGTCAGACTAAAAAAGAAAAAATAGTTGCGTAAGTTTCACTTACGTTGTAAGATATAAGAAAAGCTAAACGGTAATCAAAAAATCCACATCAAATAAACTTTCTATAGGTGTTTCAAGTATCTTGGACAATTTGATTGCTGTTATAAAACTTGGTTTGTTCCGGCCTGTCTCAATGTTTCTATAGGCCGTTTCCGTAAGCTTTAGCTTTTCAGCTATATCACGTTGCGTAAATTGTTTGCGTTCCCGAACAGAACGCAGAGAAGCACGTCTAACCATGGCTTACCTCCTTTCGTTGTGTTTAGCATCACTTACGTAAGTGAGTATAGCATGTGTTTTCCACTTACGCAAGTGTAAAAATAATTTTAGGAGGAATTTTTTTGTCAACTTTTGGTCAACGCTTAAAGGATCTGCGACGGGCAGCGCATTTAACCCAAGCCCAACTTGCAAAATATTTAGATATGACTCGCGAGAATATTTCATTATATGAGCATGATAAAAATAAAACTATTCCGGATCCGGTTATAAAAAAATTGTCAAATTTATTTAATGTTCCACCTTCATACTTGCGTTTAGAACAAGACATACCTTTTGAAGATTTACTCAAACTTGTACCTGCCGAAAAACTAGAATCGTATGATTTTATTGACGGCAAGTGGAAAGTTAAAACGAGTCTTAGTGGAAAGGAAATTGAAACTGATAATAACGATAAGGACGGTGAAAAGAAAAAAGCAGACTTGTCTGATATGATGCAAGACAAATCTACGATCATGGCGTGGCAAGGGCGTCCGATTCCGCCTGAAGAGCTTGAAATGATTCGGCGTATATTGGACGGTGGTAAATAGTGGAAAATGATCTTTTAGAGTATCTGTTAAATTTTGCGTTAAACCATAAAATAGGGTTTGAATTAATGGATAAAGCCAATCCTGATTGGGTCCCTGTTTCAATTGCCGAACGTAGGCTTATTATTATTAATATGAACTGGCATAATAAGTGGGAAATACCCTTTCAAATTGCCCATGAAATTAGCCATCTTTTGAATAATGATCAAGGTGTTCAGTATTATTCGTCTGTTGCTAATAAAGTGAAAATTGAAGGCAATGCTAATTCTTGTGCGATAGATATTTTTATCAATTACTACCGAACAAGAATTAGCGATGAGTGGATAAATCCAGTTACTTTTATGGAACATTTTGGTATCCCTTTAAATTTAGAGGATCTAGTAACCAATAAAATCTATAAAATTTCTGGAATATAAAAAAGCCCCACTCCGCTGCCACGGAATGAGGTTATCCAAAGTGATACGATCACAAATAAATTATATCACTCTGGGGGGAAACTGAAATGCTGACATTTTTATTGGTATTATTTTTTATAGGGATTATCGCAATTATCGTTGCTATTGGAATATTTATATATGATTTAATTAAGTCTAAACCATTTAAAGTACCAATTATTGTTGCCATTGTTGGTCTTTTGTTAGCAATTGGTGGTTATCAGTTTGGGGAAAAATTGAATGCTAATCAGCAAGTTGCATTAGCAAAGAAATACAGTGAGTCATCATCCAAAGCTGCTAGTGAATCTGAAGCAGAAGAACCTGTTATTAAACTAGATGGCAAGGCAAAAAATTATACCGATTATTATTTTACGGCAAATTCAAATCGTCAGGCAATTGTTTCAGGCACTGCGACACATACTAAAACAATTAAATTACAAGAAAACTTTGGCGATCTCAATGAAACCAAAATAAAAGTAAATTCAGACGGCACATTTTCAAAAACAATTACTTTACCTAAAGATAAGGCAAAAGCTTCTTATTATCTAACTGCTGGTAACGATGAGATTGTTACGGCTCACATTAAATCTGTAAATTATGAAGCCGAACAAACTAGTATTGATCAAGCAAAAGCTTCTAGTCGTGCTGAATCATCTAGTAATAAATCTGCTACTAACGCCACAAAGTATCAAGCTAAGCTTAACAGCTTAAATAAAGGCACTGCAGAATCAGCAAGCTATGACGCTAGCACTAATACCGTCACATGGATTGGCTTTGATGACTGGAAAACTTGGAGCGACTCTGAGTTGCAAAAATCAATGGATCTATTGCAAACAATGACCTTACGTCAAGAAACTAATTACAGAATTTCAAACGTTCACATTGTCGTACAATTGCCAGATGGCACCACGATCGCTAAAAATTCTGAAACTGACATGGATTTACAATTTATTAAATGAGTTCAAGCTGAATATTACAAAATTATCGATTAACAATATTAAGGGAAGTGATGCATATTATCAAAGGGCTTAAGAAAGTTAGTTTTTTTGATAAACGGCTTTTTAATTGGTATAAAACTAACGTTGGCATTTGGTTAACAGCCATATCTTTTATTTGGGGATTTTTACAAAGTTGTGTTTCAGCTACTGTTGCAGTATGGAGCTTAATAATCATTTTTATTATATTCTTTGGTGTTTATATTCATTTATGGAAGCATTTTAATCAATTAGATTCTACGAGTTTTGAAATAAACAATTCAACTGTTGAAATCAAATTTGGAGATTTTTTTAATGATAAATATATGAATAATAAGCAAATTGTGAAAGTGTTTAGTTTTAATGAATATTTTGATACCAAAGTAAGTGAAGATATAATAGCTGCCAATACTTTGAATGGACAATTTCTTCTTAATGTAGTTACAAAAAGAAAAATATCTGAATTAGATAAAAGAATAGCGAATGACCGCAATTTACGAGATCGAATAGTTGAAATTAATTCAAAACGACCGGACGGAAAAAAGACTAAATTTAAGTTAGGCAGCATATTTAGATACTCTGAAGATATATTTCTCACAGCACTTTCAAAATTTGATTCTAACAATAGTGCTCGACTGACAACTCAGGAATATCTTGAGTTTTTAGTTAATTTTTGGGATCAAGTTGATAAGTACTATGGTCAAAAAACTATTGTGATACCACTATTCGGATCAGGAATAACTCGAATTGATAATACTATTTACAATGAACAAGACCTGTTAAAAATAATAATTTGGTCTTTTGCATTGAGAAGAATAAAATTCTCATACCCTGCAAAACTAGAAATTTTGCTTTCAGATCATTTAAAAGAAAAAATTAATTTATTTGAAATTAAGGAGATTGTTAAAAATGGTTTATCGTAATAAAACTTATATTGCTTTTGACGGTGATAATGATATGACTTATTATCGAACATTACTTATGTGGAAAAATAATGGCAATATTGATTTTGACTTTTTCAATGCACACGATATTTGCAGTGCACGTGATTCCAGTTTAACTGAATCAATAAAAGCATCCCTCCGGACACGATTACAAAATTCAAAGGTATTTTTGCTACTAATTGGTGATCATACTCGCTACTTAAGAAGATTTGTGGAGTGGGAAATTAAAGAAGCAATTAAAATGAAAATTCCAATTGTTGCTGCAAATATTAACGGATCAAACGGGATCGATTATTTATGCCCACCTGCCTTAAAAAATCAAACAGCTGTATTTGTTCCGTTCAAAGCATCTAATATTAATCACGCATTACATAACTGGCCTTCTTATTTAAAAAGCCATCCTAGTGCAAGTGGTCCATTTTCGTACAATAAATAGTAAAAAAGCACATCCCCTCCCGCCAAGAAGTAAGATGTGCTAACCAAAATCACACGCTATTTAGCGCGCTATTTACATACATAATTTTAACTTAAAGGAGGTGGTTTGACAATCTCAACCTTGTGACGTGTGCCCCACGATAAAACAATGGAGTGAGATTAATGAGCAAAATTAAATATAGTAAAAAATATAAGCATGTATTCAGTTATGATACCGTAAACGGAAAGCAATATGGTTTCCGTTTCCCCTATTATGATAACAACGAAGTTCGCCATGAAAAACAAAAACGTAAATTTGCAACCGAGGAATCTGCCTACAAAGCCTTATTAAAAATACAGCTAGATATTGCTAATAATAATATCGTTAGCGTATCATCCTCCGAATTGACGTTTGAAAAATGGGCTCGGCAATGGCTAGATTCGCGCAAAGGACTGATCAAGGACTCATCGTATTATTCGTACGATGTCAAATTGCGTAACCAGATTTATCCGCGCATTGGAGATCAAAAACTTTCTGAGCTAAATCTAGTCACCTATCAGCGGTTGATGATCAATCCGCTTGTGAGAAAGGGTCTGCTCAAAAAAACGATTGCTGCCTATCATCAGGTTGCTATGATCGTGGTCAATGCTGCTGTAGACAACGATATTATCACGCGGAACCGCCTGACAAAAGTTAAAATTCCTAATGTTGGAAAACTAGATCACCGCATTATGACCGAGAAAGAGCTACAAGCTTTTAATCGTGTATTGCGTTCCGCTCCGCTTCGCTTCCAGGCGCTGTTTATGCTGCTAGAATCCACTGGTATGCGTAGCGGTGAGGCGCTAGGCTTACGCTGGGAAGATATCGATTTTGAGAATCAAACTATCTCAATAAAAAGAACTCGTGATAAATTTGGCGCTAGGAGTCCTAAAACTGAAAGTAGTAAAAGGACAATCACTGCAAATACAGATTTACTCTATACTCTGCAAAAATATCGCACTCAGACAATCGTAGACGCCCTAAAACGTGGCCGAGGTTCAACTATCAAGAACGATAGTTATGTGGTGCTGAGCCGCCTTCTGAACCCAATGAACGCTACCGAAATGCATCGTGCCTTAAAAGAACTTTTGAAATCGGCTGGGTTAAACAACTTAGTTGGGCATTTCACTGCGCATACTTTCCGCCATATGTATGGTTCGTATTTACTAGCAAGCGGAAAAAACGTTGTCGCAGTAAGCAGAGAACTTGGACACGAAAACCCAGCCATGACACTAAAAGTTTATAGTCATGTCATCCCAGGGCAAAAAGACAACATGTCACAGGACTTTTTAAATATCATTAATTCGTGAACGCTGTGGTAAGTGCTGTGGTAAGTGCTGTGGTAAGTGCTGTGGTAAGTGCTGTGGTAACTGATTAAAAATAAGTAAAAAAAGATTGCTAAGGGGCGGTATTAAAGCAATTAAAAATCTTTTGAAATATAAATTTACTTTACAGCGATCAGATGCCGCTATATTAGCATTTGTTTGCTGTAATGCGGTTTTTAGCTTTTGGCAAATAAATAGATTTTTATGAATCGTTTTGTATTTTCGCTGTCTGTGGTAAGTACTGTGGTAAGTTTTAAAAAAATAAATGGGCACACGATCACAAGTTTTCTTACATAGTTAAAAAATAAATCACTCCTTTTGCGTAATTTAAGTATATAAAGTAAAAGGAGCGATTTTATTATGCAAATTATCTACTTGCTTAACAATGTA